CAGTAGCAATACTCTTTCGACTTGCAATCTCAGCATCTTTTGTCTTTTCTTTAATCTCAACATCAATAGCACTAGACTTTTCAGCATTCTTATTTATAGCAGCTTGACTTTTCGCAACATCCTTTTGCGCATTTATATTACCAATCGTACTACGAGCAACATTAAGATCAGACAACAACCTAGCACTACTCAATTTATTTTGCGCGCTCTGTTCATACGGATTCTTTAATTGAACAGGACTAGCACCCATAGGAGAACTACTCGCACTATTCGCGGACAATATAGGATTCAAACCGGCATTACGTAAATCTTCAACTTCATACGTATGACGATTCTTATACATACGCTCTTGAAAATCCATCTGCTCATGGAACATCTGCATAGCAATTTCATTTTGAGCATTAGCAGCACTTATATAATTTTCATTTGCATTTTGAGCAGAATTATAATTCATAAAACTACCAACACCACCTAAAAGCATACCGCCAACATTAACCACATTATCCCAAAAGGCCATATCTTAACCTTTCTTTTTTTTACGCAACATAATAAGAATTACACCAAGGAGAGCACTCAAACCTAAAGCACCAACTTCACCGGCAGAATAAACTTTTGACATTACATGAGAAATAGACGGATCATCTTTAGCATCTTGATAACTTTTAACAGCACTATCTATTAAACCACAACCAAAAAGGCAACACGCTAACAATACAATAATCGGAAATACTTTAACTTTTTCACGCATCATTACCTCCAGAATTAGGGGGGAGGCGTAAAAGCGCTCCCCCCTCTTTCATTAAAGATGGTCTATCAAACCAGGAACACTATACACAGGCATCGGACGAACTGTACGACAACGAATATAGCAATCCATAATAAAATGGGGTTCATCAACCACCAATGTAACTCTATCAATAGGAGGATTCTCCTGTATAAACGTATCATCTAACACAGGCAAAGAACCAAACTCCTGCGACAAATGCCACACATCTAAACTCGTAGCATAATCAGACCTTAACTTACCCGTAATCTTACTCGGATAATAACGATACTCAGCCCATCGCTCTTGATATCCAAAAGCATCATCATCAACAGGATCACCATCAGAATTAAGCACAGCAGGACCTTGACAATAAATTTCCTTATTCAATACAGCTTGCTCTCCTAAATGAGCCAACGCAGGCCAATAAAAGTCCTCACGAGTACGACGAGAAAACATACGCGGTAAACCTTGCTGATATGTCAAATCAGCACGAACCGAACACATACCAATAATCAATCCATGCTCTGTAAACGACTTTGTAAAACCATCACCACTACAATGAGCAGTACCATATCCCGCAAGATGCCCTTGCGGAGTACTAGCAGAAACAGACGTTTGCGCAACAGGAGTAACCATTATCGGAGTAGACTTACCACCTAAAAACTCAGGCCTTTGAAGCCTTGCATCAGGCGACGTGACTCCAAAATGCGAACGAACAATCTCAGTGTAACGTGAGCCCGCACGACTATCTCGTTCAAATAACCTCTGCATCTGAAACGCTTGACGCAACGAATTTATCGTCGCAGCAGAAGCAGCTGACAAATCAACCCTTATATCGGGATAACCAGGATTAGAAGCATCTTCACGCACATAAAAATCACCATGAGACACAGCAGTACTAACAACAGCACCAGCCGGATAATGGACAGCTCCGGATCCATCAGTTTCATATACATTAGGACTATACGAATATGTACCATCCAACTTACCAAAACCCGTAATCGGAGCAGAATCACCTAACGGCAACTCAACTCCCGGGCCTTTTTGAGGCCAAGGCAACGCAGACGTAAAATAATCATGCCTCTTACCACGCTTTAATAATACATAATCAGTCGCATTATCAGGCCCATCATCTTTATCAACAACAACGCTATTTTGTAAATTCTGATCTCTAAACCATTCATTCCAAATTAAATTATACGCACGATGATAAAACGATAAAGCACTAACTCCAGCAACACCTGTTCTTATACCAAAATAATCAGATAACGAACCAACTGTCCAACCACCAGTAGGAGCAACAATCTGAGGAGTAAGGAAATCAGTAGAATCACCAGGATTCTCTTGCTCACCGCAAAACTTTTGCCAATTTTCCCAAATCAACCTATACGGGACGAAAAAATAAAACGTATCCAAATATAGATTATCAATAAACGGAACCGCAGGCGTAACCAAACGACCAAATAACGTCGCATTAACATTAAATGTATCACCTGGCAACACCTCATCAATATAATGAGGCACCAAATAACCCGCATTAAACGTTGTCTTATGCGTATGCGTCCTATCAAATACACTTCGAGGAATCTCGGCCTTAGGAACATTAGAAAACTTATGAACCATAATACTATTTTTCATTTTTCCTCCAAATTTTTAAAAAACTTTTTTAAACAACTTTCAACTCTTTCCAAACAACAAACCTTACGCAAATACAACTCATAGAACAACCTATCTTGATCACCTAAACTTTCCACAACCAACTTATTCTTAAAAGCCTTTAATTTCTTTTTACTAAACTTACTCATATCATTCATTATTAACACCCCCTAGATTAACCACATAATCACAACCATGATTTAAACAAAACTCGACTCTTTTCTGATTCGACCAAACCTTTACAACCGCAGAACACTCTTTACACTCAGGACACCACTTTAACTTCGGAAACCTGTTCATCACTTGCATAGACACCTCCGGTGTCAGTCCCATCTATTACATCTAGTACCTTATAGATGGGACAACCCCTAGCCGGTAGCCGGCGGGGTAGTTTCCGACTTTAACGCAACCGGCTTTTCAGGGGCAGGCAAAACAGACTTATCCTTTAAACCAAGCTCAACAGCTTTTTCATTATTCTTATCATCAGCCATAAAATCAAGCAACGCGCTAGGATTATTATCAAAAAATTCGCGCGTCTTAGCAGGCAACCTATCGAACGCAGCATTTATATCTTTAATCTTATTAAACATACTTACAAAATCAAACCCTACAAAATCACCGAACATCGGCTTACGCGTAGGAACAACATTCGGATCCATTAACAACCCGGTCTTTCGATACTTCTTCATTATATTATTTATATCCGCATCTTTTTTAAATTGTTGCTGAGTCCTTCCTTTACCCTTAAACACCAACACCGAAACTTTCGGCCTAACAAATCTCTCACTAATCAACGGCATAGCCATAACAATACCTCCTTTTTCCGTCGCCTATTCGGCGACGGCCTTATTATGATAATCACTTGCACAACCTAAATAAACAGGATCAATACTTTTCAACTTACCAGAATCATCATCATATAATCCAATTTCAAACAACGAATAATCAGCAGGGTGCGCACAGATTCGGGATTTATTATCAACAGCAATATCGGAAAACGTACGCAAAGCAAGACCACTATTAGCCAAAAAAAACGGAACTCCGTAACACTCTGCCTTTACATCACGAATTGCAAAAACTTTAAGCACCATTTTCATACCCCCTTTTTAGTTTTTTCCCCCTTAAATAGAGCACTTCTTCACGAGTGCGTAACCTATCGGGGGAACTATCCTTGTCATTAAAACATGCCTTACTTTTTTCTAACTTTAACTTATCATAACTATCTTTATCTGTCAACTCGTATTTACTATCATAATACAACGGAGGCTTAGATTTAAAACCGCCTCTTATAACAACAAAACCATGAGGATAAACATCGTTTTTAAACTTCTTATACCAACCATATCCAATACCTTTAGTACCTAACTTTTTACAACCGCGACTCATACGAGCATATTCACAATCGCGATCTTTATAATAATTATCCACATGATTGGGATTATATTTATTTTTATACACTTTCTTAGTAACATATCTTGCAACATACGCAGCACTCTCAAACGTAACATCTCCAACAGTACAAAAACCTAACGGATAACCTGTATCAACATCTGACCAAAGACTTTCTAATTGAGCAGAACGATACAATTTTACACCATCACGAACAGACCACAAAACTAAATCATCAAACCTAAAATTAAACAAACACGCATGATAATGCGGTCGGCCTAAACTTGAAACATAATTTCCACACTTACAATAATACTCACTTAAACCACAATTAGCACATACTTCACCATACTCACCACACATAAAATACCTAATACCTTGACCGAACTCTTTCCTTAATCGCTTCATAAACAACTGAAAATCATCATGACATAAACTTTCTTTCAACGGAACAAACGCATCATTATACGTCAACGTAATAAAACAATTATCTTCATATAACGACGCTTCATGCACACAACGGATCGCCCATTGACGCGATCGCTCCAAACGACAACCAATACACTTACCACAAGGCACTAAAACAGAAGGCGGAGCCAATGCATCAGCTTTACTGAACACTATGCTCCGCTTTCCACTAGGATTAACATCCTCTGACAACCACCCTTTCAAAGGGCTGAAACAAGGCATTAGAGCCTAATACCGCCTCGCATCGGCATACCAACATTAACAGCATTAGTCATACCAGCACTACGAGAAAAACGTCTTTTATCTTTTCGCGGGGATCCAGCATCATGCCTATAACCGCCCATATTATACCTAACAGGCCTACCACGCATATATTTACCTCCTTTCAAATTATACTATCGACCAGTTAAATCTCTAATCATACGCTTAATACCCGTTGTAAATTTACCGATACGAGATTGAGTATATAAATTTTCCAACAATGAACGAGCACTATTTACAGCGTTCACAGTAGCAATACTCTTTCGACTTGCAATCTCAGCATCTTTTGTCTTTTCTTTAATCTCAACATCAATAGCACTAGACTTTTCAGCATTCTTATTTATAGCAGCTTGACTTTTCGCAACATC